TTTTGGAGTTTCCTATGTGGATGCGTAAAAATACCGATGCGAGAGCTCAGACCATAGCAGAGTTGGAGAATGCGCTGCGAGAACTGAGTTTACATCGTCAAAATACGTGGATCCGTTGGGCTCCAGTGTTGCTTAGGGAGCTTGAGGAGTTGGGACATTATACAGAGTTTATAGATCAAAATGAAACTAGAATGTTCACAATAAATCAAGAGTGGGAGATGTGATCTTGCTAAACTGAAACAAATTCTCGGATATAAATTAGTTTAGTAGTGCTATTTCCCAGACAGGCTGGACTATTTAGTCTTACCTCCCAGGATGGCCTGTGGCAGCCCCACATTATCCAGGGTAACCGAGTATAACGTAGATTGGCTAGGTCGTCGTTTACGTTGAATATATGGCCTGCAAATAATGAAATGAATAGTCAGACTCGTAATGGATCAGGTAATATTACCGAAACCCAGGCTGACGAACTTTACGAGACTGCTCCCCAAATTACGCCGTCAGCCGAAAGGCGTGTCCAGATAACTGCTTTTTCTGATGATCAAGCAGTTATTGATGAGAAGGTCCCTGGTGAGACCCTTCTCCCAAATAAAGACACGCAACAACATACGGATAGTATGATTCACAGTGTGGTTACTTTTTTAAAGAGACCACAGCTTGTATCCTCGTTTCAATGGTCTCCGAGTGCTTCGCGATCCCAGAATATTCTCACATTGCAAGGAAGCGCTACCACGCCATTCAGAGTACCATTTTCCCTCATGACGACGATGTACAAGAACAAGCTCGACGGGTTCACGTCATTCAGAGCGACGTGCGTTCTTTCTCTAGAGATAAACGCACAACCGTTCCAATGCGGACGATTGATACTTGTGGCTGTCCCTATGCCACAATTACTCCTGGATCGGGCTAAGTTCATCTTGTCAAATGTTACGTTGGCACAAACTGTGAATCATGTACAAATGGATATTAATAAGCAGTCAGTTGTGTTATTGAGGGTACCATTTCTGTCTCCTTTTAATTCCTATGACTTGATTAACGCACAATATGATTGGGCGCAGATTGCAGTACTAGTGTACTCCCCGTTGAACGAGGTTGAAGCTGTACCGCTTTCCTGTGAATTGTGGTCTTGGTTTGAAGACATTGAGCTTGGAGCTCCAACTTCAGGTGTATGTCCAATACCAGCACAAGAGCAGGGAGGAAAGGTTCCAGCTAAATCTGGTTCTTCGGGGAGTGGGGGGTTTCGTGCGCCACCTAAAGAGGCTTCCCCTAAAGCTGTCCAATCTGCGAGATCAAATGAGTCTAATGGTGTTTTCGCGTCCAGTGTACAATCTTTCGCTGGAAGACTGTCAACCGCTTGTACCAATACCATCGGAGGAATCGCAACTGCGGTTGGCGCAGTCGCTAATTTCCTTGGGTGGTCCAAGCCACAATTGTCCCACGCTGGAGATTCAGTACTCATACGACCAACTGAGTACTTTGGAAACACCGATGGTATCGACCATTCACAGGTCTTATCACTCAATGTCATGAATAACATTGAGTCGTTTAATGACCTTTGTGGAACTGATCTCGATGAATGTTCATTTGAGTTTATAAAAAGAATACCACAATTTGTTGCGAGTTTTAAATTTGCTGCATCAAATAAAAATGGTGATAAACTCTTTACAACTTTCGTCGCACCTACATATTTTGTTCCTGGCTCTTATTTTATACGTCCTCGCGATCCTTCGGCAACTCCAACAAGCTATAACAGCGCTTTTGTCTGGAGTCAGCCTAATAGTCTTTGCTATGCCATATCACCTTTTGCATATTGGACCGGATCATTGGTTTATACGCTTAGGTTTGTCAAAACTGATTACCATTCTGGGCGTGTTGAAGTTAGTTACCATCCCTTTGTCAATACTATCCGGGCTAATAGGTACCAATATGTATATCGTGTTATTGTGGATCTTCGTGAAAATTCTGAAGCCTCCTTTACAGTTCCGTTTATTTCGGCGCAACCTTGGAAGGCTATTAATGCATCGTTTGGTCCCCTTTCACCGGGAGTTCCCTCCGATACCTATTTACGGACCTTTACAGGAATCTTTTATGTAAGGGCTATCACACCCCTACAACTTGCTTCGTCAATAGTACCTTCTTCTATTGAGTGTTTGGTTGAGGTTCGTGGTGGACCTGATTTTGAAGTTTCATGTCCCGTAAGTAGTCCATTTATACCGTGGAGTTTTTCAGGAGATACACCAACACCTACACAACAATCTGGTAGGGTATATGCAGTACCTGGCACTCAAGACACAAGGACTCGCGCAATTGAAGGATTTGTCCCACCTTCAATTACAGGAAATGACACGGACATTAGTCGTCCTGACACATCAATGTTTACTGCTGGCGAACTTTTCCAGAATTATAGGAGTTTAACTCGTAGATTCTCGTTCGTTGAAAGTTTAACATATGGTGGACGAAATATTCTTGTTGTTGATCCTGTGACGTATGTACGTCCTCCGTTTTTGACCTATACACTTGTTTCTGGTTCCGTAACATCTGGGACACCTCCTACAACAACACCATTTACAGGTTTTCAATATAACCTGGAAATGTTGCCATCACCATTGAGCTTTGTTGGTTCAATGTTTTGTTATTATAGAGGAGGTGTGCGAGTTAAGGTTAATTTACAGACACAGACTCCTGCTAATTTAATGGCTGGACGTCTTGTTTGGTATAAAACTGCTGGCACAGGTACACCTGGTCAGAGTATTAAACCTGTTTTCGCACAGTTTATGGCACCTTGTCAATTTGAAGTGCCTAACCAGAAACGATTTGGTGAGTATCAAATACCTTATTACTCACCTACACTTGTCTCAGTTCATTGGAACAACAACCGAGACATTTTATTTGATCAACCATTACCTTGGTTAGAATTATCCACTTCTAATAAGACGGATCCGCAAACATATAATATTGCTGCGGCTGCGTCTGATGATTTGGATTTTCAATTGTATATTGGTCCACCGCCTGCTATTTTTAGTACAAATTTTGCACTAAATCAAGATAGAAATACGGTATTAAACCAATTTACAAGTCCTAATGGTTATGGTGCGGATCCCACGTATCCGCTTGATCCTCAAGTTCCTCCCCCCGGTTCTAAGCAAATCGGTAAGGGAAATATTACGTGGTCGGACATACAACAGTCCGGTGCTTAGCAACTACAGCAACCGACAATAGTTCGCACTGCTTCAACTAGTGCGCCTGTTATTGTAACTCCTGAGAAGCCTTTTCCAGCTCCACCAGATCCAGTTACAAATCAGGAAGGATTGATTCCAAATCTTTTGTCGGATTTGTTGTAAGTTAATTTTAAGCAAATTTAGTTACTAAGCAAATTTTGCGCATTTACCTACCACGTTGTATAATTGGTAAGAAGACATATAATTCGACGATATAGACATTTTCTCATGTGGAATTATAGTGTACTTGCGCTCTTAATGAGAGCCTGTATTAGAAGCCAGGATCTCGCGTAGACACGCGGTGCTCGTGTGTTAAAAGACCCGTATGGTTTTTGCCCCATTTTAGGTTCAGCCTACTTTTGAAGTAGGTGGTCCCTTGTCCCAAATGGGGCAGGGCCTAGGGGATTTTACATACGAGTTCTACGTGTTTACAGTTTCTTTCTGCAAAAAAAAAAAAAAAAAAGAACGGGAGGGCACACGGCCGAACCCTAGACCACGCCACAACCCGTATTGGTTTTTGCCCATTTTTGGTTAAACCTAATTTTTGAGTTGGGGGTCCCTTTTCCCAAAGGGGGGGGGGCCGTGGGGATTTTAAAAAAGAGTTTTTCGTGTTTTAAGTTTTTTTTTGGAAAAAAAAAAAAAAAAACACGCG